AATTGTAAGGGTTCTGGTAGTACCTGTTGTTACGCTTGATACCTGAAACTGAACACGCTTGGTTGTGTCGACATCATCCTGAATAGTAAAGTTTACATCTTTTATGTTAATAGTTGATGTATTATCCAATGTTTTATTGGATAGAGTCTGTGCAGTATCAATGCCTACTACAGTTGTATTTGCATCAGGGAGTGTAAAAGTACGAGTAGTGCCGGTAGTGATACTCGCCGCCGAAAAGATAGCAAGTTTCGTGTTATCTGCGTTGTTTTTTACAAGCGCCGCATTATCTGCAAACGGAGGAGTGCTTGCAGCACCCCATTTAATCCCGTTCGTCTGCGCTGAGTCAGCCGTAAGAACTTGGCCATCTGAACCAACGGCAAGAGTAGAAACGGCAGATCCAGTTCCAACAAAAATAGTTCCTTTTGGTTGAGAGGAAAAATTGCTAGGCCCAATAGACGATATTGTGGCAGTAACTTTTAAACGTTTTGTAGAAGGATCAACCTTTAAAGGTGAAGGTGTCAAATTTGAATCATCAGTCACACCACCTAAAACTACTACTCTATTATCGTCCCTAGGAAGTGATGACATATTTATTCAATAACAACGTCTAAGAGTAAAAATCCATTAGAAGAACTTATTAAAAATGGAGTTGGAGTAAAGCTACTATTATCTGTAACGGCGCTTCCCACGGGGATTCTATTTTCATCATCTGGAATCGTAGAATTAAGAGTTGGAACAGAAGTAGTACCAATCAACGTTATATCCATAATGACTCTCCCGGTCGCCGGATCAACACGTATGGGAAGAGTAGTAACACCATCCGCGCTAGAGGTAGCGAGGGCACATGGGAACCTATTATCGTCACGTAGTGCGTTTGTGTTAGCCATACTAGATAATTCCCTTATTCTTCGCTTCGTTAAAGGCTTCCTTCAAGGATTCCTGCTGACTCTCGATATGACAACGTTCAGATTCGAGCTGCTTTTTTAAAGCAACTAAAAATTCTTTCTCACGTACATTTGCGGCGTGTTCATCGGCGTTAAGTTGCCTCTCTTTATCAAGCAGAACAGTCCATTCTTCTTTTGAAGAATTTAACCTTTTTTCTAAAAGAGAAATTGCATCTACACGATCCTCCAATGAATCACTCAATTGATCCAGAATCTCATTCTTCTTACGAACTTCATCTATGAAAGATTCGAGTGCACGTTTATCCGATGAAAGCTGATTATTAGCTATTTCTAAGAACGTCTCCCTCTTTTCCAATGAGGTTTTTCTGTGGAATAACTCTTCCTCATGCTTGAGAACCGCATCTTCTCTTTGTCTAATGTTCTGATCGCGATCTTTTGCTCTTTCCTCGGATAATAAAAACTCCGTGTCACGAATTTTTTCCTCAAGGACGTAAAGATACTTTTCCAAATCTGTCCTTTTTCTCTCTACGTCCTTTTGGTGTTGAATCAGAGATTCATCCAGAACATTTTTTTGCCTGGCAATAGATGCGCATAAAGAGTTAAATTCTAGCATCTTCTCTTTGAGAGATTTCGCTAAATTTAGCTCTTTTTCTCTCAACGATTGATTAACAATTTCTTTCTCTTGTTTAATCTGTTTCGCTGAAAGTAGTTGCATAGTTATTGGTTTAATCCGGCAAATTCTTCGTCTACTACTGGAGCAACAGGGAGAGGCTTGCTTACACGCTTAGGACAGTCTTTCTTATGGACAACGCCTTTCGAATCACATTCATCACAGAATTTCTTCAATTCACTCGAAGCCTGAGCGTTATTTTTATTCAAAATAGCTACTTGTGCTTGTAGAGGATCTGCATAACTTACTGCAGACGCTTCTTGAATAAACTTTGACATGAGTTCAACACGGTTAGATTCATCCGTGAGCTGCTTTGCATCATTCAATTCACGAATAGCAAGATGCTTCGCAAAATGGTTAGCAAGAAAACGTGGCAACCAACGACGCTCACCAGACTCAAACTTGTACCATTGTTTATCCCATGTCCACTCAAATGGCTTACTCGTCAAGTTGATGAACAATACGGATTCTGATTCGTTTCCCATAAAATTGTAGTGAATGGAGAGGGTTAATCCTCCATGATTAAAACCCGCCGAAGGGGTGTTTAAGGCACACCCCTAAAGCCTTTTCTTTGTTAATCAAGTGTTAAGAATACTGTGCCGTATTCTGTGTCAGCAATGCCCGTCATAGCGATACCGATAGAAGCCTGAACGCCAGCAAGTGGCTCAACAGCTCCGGCGACACCATTCGAGGCAACCAAGTTGGTCCCGACAGTAACGGCACCATCAGCAAGAACGTTTGCTGGACCATGCGTCTGGATCCAACCGTAGTAGTTAGCGGTAATTGGATAGACAGCGACACCAACAGGCGCACCAGTGGCAGTCGTTGGGTTCACAATCACTCCCATGTAAGGGTTCGCAACCAAGTCAACGCGAGAAGACGTGGTAAGCGCAACCTGAATAGGATCTTCCAAGGTAAGGGTCAACGCAGCAGCGGTTGCGGCTGGATGAGACTTGATCTTGTACTGATAGCCCTGACCTGGAGTGACAGTAACGACCAACCAACCACCGGCGTACTGGTTCGCCGTGACAGTTACAGTACTTGTCGTGGTAACCGTGGTCGCTCCAATCGCAGCGGCAGCACACGCCAAGTTTTCATTAGCAGTCACTTCAGCAGCAGCTTGCTGCAATTTACCTGGAACAAGTGCCGTACCACCTGCATACACATAGCGGAACCCACGACCATCATCCGTAACAATATATGTTCCAATTTCTGTCATTGGAACCGCCGTATTAGAGGTGAGGTCACCTGGAGCGATCTGCAAAGCCGGAAGCAATTTAGTTGCCATAAATTATATGGTTGTTAATTAGTTCAAGAACACGAGAGGACCTTTGTCAGCAGTAAACGTACTTGGAACTGTAATAGCCGCTACCGTTCCATGCGACTGAGACACCTGACCACACAACAAACCGCCTTGAGTATGTGCTGGAACGGTACGAAGACGGGCTGTGTTGCCATTCATGCTAATACCTACGAAATACATGCCAGGACCTTTTAAAGTCTGGGTAGATGTAAGAGCCAATGTCTGGATATTAGCAGACGTACCGACGGTCGCGCCGCTACCTGTAAGAGATGTATTTCCAACGACTGCACCTGTTGAGTCGTAGATAACACCATAGACTTTATCGGTACCACCCACGCTACCAATCAAGTAATTGATATTAGTAACCGTAAAATTGCATGGGACAAAGATACTCGTCACAAACTGTGTACCGCTAGCAGGTGTTGTATCCGTACCTTCGGTAGCAGTAGCAATAACCTTATTTGCGAAGCCTGATGGTGTACTTGCGGGAACGATACCACCAGTAGCAGTAGCTGTACCTGTAGCAGAAATATTGCCGGTGACAACCTCTCCCGCATCAGATACCTGCGCTCCGTACATCAGAGCCGGATTATAATTTTTTAAGTCTGTAGCCATACTTTAAACGTTAAATGGCTAAGAATTAAACACCCGTGATACCGGTCAAAACACCTTGGCGCAATGGGTTTTCTGAGTAGAACTGACCACCGAGCACGATACGACCAACCAAAGAAGCGGCGTTCACTGGTTTCACGAAGTCGATCCAGGAGAAACCAAGACCCAAGACGTTAGAGTAGTCGTTTCCTTCAATATCAACAGACTTGTAAGGAACTGGTTCAGATTTTGGAAGTGGGAGAGCGTACCAGTTCAAGAAGTCCTCGTTCAAGAAGTACAAGTTACCAGAAGTTGCCTTGTTGTCGGCCAAGATTGGGAAGCCCTTGTAGTCAAGACCAGTGTAACCAGTACCAGATTTCATGCCGCCCTTAATCATGCCAACATCCTTCACAATACGTTCCTGTGGCTGCAAGAGCTGTTCGTAATACGAGAAAACAGCCTTTGGACAAATACCAAGAGTCGTTTTTACGGAACCATCAGAAACAGCGTTGTACAACGTCGCCATCTTCGCAAGCGAAAGAGTGCCACCAGAAGATGTCTTAGTAGCGCTAAGCGTTGGATACGTGCTACGAGACAAGCCGCCATAGGTCGCAACAGACGTACCGTCATCGACGATCGCTGCAAGACCAAGAGGATCTTTGTTCGAGTTACCCGTTCCATCTAAGTAAAACAGTGTACCGATGTAATCGGCCAAGTCTTGAGCAGACGACTTCATTTCAAGAGCCATGAGATCAAGAACGCCTTCTTCCGTCTGGTTCTTCGCGAGTTCTGTCAAGGCAAGCACGACAGGAATCTGGACGAACGATGGAAAGAATTCAAGACGAACACGAGTATCAACCGCCGTCGTTGAGAGGGCATCAAAGCCATCGAACGAAGACGCTTGGTTGTTCGTCTGCCACTTAAACGGCACCTGCATGGAATACCCACTAAATTTCTTGGCCGCACCCAACATGCGGGTTGCGAGCACATTGGAGCGCAAGATCGAGTCAACGACCTTCGCCACCAACTTGGTACGGGTAGTCGATAATACCCGATTTGAAGTTTCAGAAGTTTGCATAAATGACTAAATGAGTAATTATCTCCCAATCAGATCATCCCAATCAATGTTTTTCATATCTTGAGACGTGAAAGCGGTCTTTTCAGAGCCAGCCGATCGTGACTTGGAAGACGTAGTAAAATCGGCCACTCGCTTACGTGCAGTCGCTTTTTCTTGCTGAACTTGCGTCTTTGCTTGATTAAACTCCTGCATAAGCTGTAATCCACGACGGAAGTCAATATTATCTTTGTCATCCGTAGGTAATGCTCCATACTTCTCTTTGAAGTCGAGCATAAATTTCATCAACTCATTATCTTGAAAATCCAATCCCTCATCGTGCATGTCTTGGAGAGAAGAGGAAACGTGCTCATTTGCTTGCTTCATCGCTTCTTGCTCCTGATCGCGCTTTTGCTGTTCTTCCTGGCGCAGTCGTTCAACAGCTCTATTGACCATTTCTTCTTGTTCTTCGCGATACAGTTTCCAAGCCTCAGGATTATCACCATAGAGCTTCACAAACCGGTCAGGAAGCTGTGCTGGTGTTTGAGCAGACGGATTTATCGAAGATAACTTTTCTTGCATCTCTTGACGCAGTTTATTGACCTCCGCTTCAGCTCTTTCAGCTCGGTCATGCATCTGCTGCCAACGAGGATGCTTGTGGAATGGAAGCTTTGATTCGTCCTGATTATTGTCTTGAGTTTTTGGCTCAGGTTCGCCATCAGGCGAGGGCGAGTGTTCCATTTGGTCTGTTCCGGTTGGCGACTCCGCAGGAGCGTCCCCCTCCTGTTGTTCCCGCGTTTCGGCAAGGATTTCGTCAAAAGACTGACCCTCACCTGGAACATCCGCCAAAATGTCGTTCTCCATATATCTTATTACGCCGGTTTAGTTATGCCAAACCACGAAATGCATCAATTGAATAATTAGCGCCAAACCGATGGATCGTAGTTCTTCGTTCCGTAGAACCCACCAGCTAATGGATAATCTTTCGCTTTTGGCTGTGATTTACCCATTTTCTTCATGCCATCTCCCTTTGAACTCTTCGCACTTGAAGCCTTGATTACTTCAGGCATGACTTTGCCTGGCCCACTTGAAGGCTTTTTACCCTTACTTAACAGGCCCTTCATTGCGCTCATTTGAGCACTCTTCTTTCCTACGGAAGAAGTCGTAGAAGAAATCTCCCGAAAGCCAAGCGGCTTATTTGGTGTCGCCATAGATACTTAGAAATGAATAAAACTTATTGCGGCTGGGGAACCCCGCCAGGCGGTGCTCCTAGCATGGGAGCTGGAGGAGGAGCCTGCGGGAAGTCAGGGAACAAGACTTGCGGTGGGAGAGAACCCGCCTTAACCATGTTCCAAATAAGCATGTTTTTGGCTGATTCACGAGGATTTGGGAAATCGAGAGCTTCGAAAAGCGCAATAGGATCAAGCGCTCCAGCGGTCCAAAGTTCCAATGCTTCTTCACGACGCGAAACAGGATCTTTTGGAAGAAGAGAACCGTCTTTAATTGAGACAACAAGCGATGCGATGAAATCTGAACTCTTCAAAGTGATGTACTCACGCGCACGTTCTTTCCCTAGGACGGTTGTTGCGTGTGGCTCGTCGTAATAGACGTACATCATTTGCACGAACCAATTCAGTACTTGTGAGGCAAATTGCTCAACGTAGACCGTTACACCTCCACCAATACGATCTAGGTCATGCTGTTTCTGAATTTGCTTACCTCGCACTGTGCGCTCTGTTTTTGTCCCTGAAGGGGAGGATCCTTGCACGCCAAAGTTCCCACGCAACTCTTGACGGTAATCTTGAAGAGACTGATAAACGAAGGCTGGAAGGGATGGCCCAACGTCCATGCGATACGCCGCATTAATATCCCCATTTGGCACCCAAATCGTGTCGCCACGACGACGGGCATCACCGACACTCGCTGCTTGTTCCTTTGTAAAGGCTGTACCAGACACGACTGCCCCTCCATTCGTGTTATCCGCGTTAATATCAATCTGCGAAAGACGCTTTGAGACCAAATCTTGGTTCTTCAAGTTCTGGTGCATTAAGTTCGTCTCATCGAATGGCGCTACACCAAGATTGAAAATAGACAAGAATACGTATGGTTTCTTGGAGTGCAAAAAGTGGTTCCTCCCTGGAACTTCTTGCTCTGAAACATTCCCCATTTCATCCGTAACACTCGACTGTGAAGCGTAATTCCAGTGCGGGTTCTTCATCTTATCGAGCACCTGACCTTTGAGCGTCCAAAATAGCGCCTCATCCGTCCACCACTCTGTATAATTCAATTCAGTGCCAAGATTGCCCTTTACGAGTTCACTGATAAATTCTTTCTTCTTAGGAAATTGGGCGATAAGTGTCTCAGCCGTATCTTTACGGATTTCTCCAATCCACTCTCCTTGATATTCGCCATTAATGATCGTCGCATTTGGATCGATCTTGATCGCTTGAGGACGAATCGCTTTGAAAGTGATTTCTTTATCACGAATATTCCAGCCAACTTTACCGACTCCAAGGAAATAGAGAGACCAGAAGCGTAATACCTGCTTAATCGTTAGCTTCAAGGCTAATTTAGAAGCCAAAAACGCAAGCATCTTCATTACACGATACGCAAGCGCGTTGCCCTCTGGTGTGTTGTCAGCCTCAACTAACGGCTCTGGATTTTCACTGGTCGCAATTGGGAGGAAGGTTTCAAGCGACTCAAAAAGAATGTTGTCAGGAAAAGGCTTATCGTCACTTCCTGATGTAAGAGAGCCAAAAGGAAATTTGGTTTTCCCAAGCCAATATTCTTCCGTTGTCTTCTGACGAGCTTTAAGCTTCGTACTGTATGGCTCCCATGCCTTCTCCCACTTTTTCGTAAGCTCTAGGAGTTCCGTATCATCCATTGAGAGCTCTAATTCTGGCAATTGTTCACCAACAATGCCCTCTTTCGTCTCTTTGCTGTCACCCTTGACTTTGTTTATGTCCAAGCCTAGAGCTTCATAGCCTGGTACGCCTACGTCAGACATGATGTAAAAGAAAAAGCGGATCAAACAAGGCATAATAGCCTCGTCTGACCCGCCGTGGTGTGGTTAGGGTAAAACGTCTACAAAATTAGTATAACGAGTTTATTTAATGAGTACAACTTGATGCTGCTCAACCTTGCGAATCTTTCCATCGCTATCGAAGTGGAGTGTGATAGACCCATTTTTAAAACCCTTAATACTCTTTAAAAATATTTCATACAACGTTAGATCAATTTCATTGAGTTCAATGACTGTCATAAGGTTGGTCAGGAAGAATGAGTTCACGGACAGCTTCTTTTGGCATCTTATTGTCTAGGGAGAGTTCGTATGATCGAGGAATATTGTTTATTCCTTTGTGAAGTACTGTCCCTTCAGATTCGCTAAATTTACTCATTCCAATACGCCAGTATACCGTTGCTAATCCCCAATGATCCGCGCCAGATCGTTTCCAGACGTATTTAAGCGTACCCAAGCCAGTCTCTTCTTTCATTCGGTACATATGCTCCCAATGACTGAAATACTCCTCCCAATCAAGTTCTGAGCCGGAGATTGCAATGCGTTTGTCTGTAAATTCATCTACAACAAGCTGAATCATACGGTTACGATCCGCCACAACATTGCCATACTCCTCACCTTCACCCCAACGAATAAGCTGGAATGTTTTACGATCTTGCCTAAAGTGACAGAGAAACACACGTCCAGGATATTTCTCTCGGAGCTTACGTGGGCTAATTAGGTCGCCACCTTGATCGAAGACTATTACCGATCGAGGCCAACGAGCCAATAACACTTCTATGTCATCATACGAATCCGACTCACTATAGTAAAACAATCCTTGACGATTTCCTACGACATAGTGGAGGTGTACTCCTGTGTCACAACCAATCACGATACGATCTGATTGATCGTTTATTACAGGCGTTAAATTCTGTTTTAAGGATTCAATTGAAAGTTTGTTACCCGATCCAACGTAAGGAAGACCAAGTACTTTAGTAAAAAAGTACTCCTGATCTTTTTCTACTGAGTTTCGAATAATTTCCTTTGCTGGTACCCATGGACACATGAGTGAACTAATCCAATAACCAGAAAACTCACGATCAGTGTATTTTTTTACCCAACGTCCCTGACGACGTTCAGCATCACTTAGTTCATTATGACAGTACCTACACTGATAGCACTCACGCTCTTGGTCGATTGAATCTGGCCAAGACAAATACTGCTCTTTTGAACACTTTTTACATTTAATAAACCAGTGTTTTTGATCAGATTGAGCCCAATAGGTATGCACTCCGGTGCCCTCAACACTTGGGTGGGAGAAATACCAACGCCATTTCCATTTAGAGTGCTTTAAACGTGTCTCATAGTCTCCCACAATGTCTTGTTTTGAAGCATCTAATTCGTCATGGATAAGAACATCGGCAGGGAGCATGAGAGCTGCGCCTTTTGTCCATGTACCACGGAAATGCACAGCTCCTGAGCCAATGTGCTTTGACTCAATTGTGTCACGATCTTTCGTGAGATGCTGAATAATTGGATTTTGAACAATAAGGCGATTTGTCTTGGTTCCAACAAAATCTACTACATCTGAATCAGAAGGTAAGGTATAAATAATTTCAACCCCTTTTTTCGCTGCTAACCAGAAGAGTTTAACATTTTGTAGCGTACTCATCCCAATCTGGGCTGGCTTCATTACGCACTGTAACGGGGAAAGATCAGAATAAATATCAAACAAAAAAGGATGATCGCGAAAAGTAAGAGGATCACCTTTTTCAGTCTTAATGCCATATTTTTGAATCCATGCGTGAATCGAAACGTCTTCGAGTTCCATGGGATAAAAAGTTAAAGAACAGAAGTCTGCATACTATGCTCCAACTCCTTAAATGTATACCCTCTCCCATCCATCTGACGCCATAAACGTAAGATTTCCTTGCACTCATCCACGCCTTCCGCAAATATTTCATCAATCGATTTATTTGCTACTTCACGACGCTTTTTCTCATTCTCTTTAATGCGTTTTTCGCCGTAGCATTCCAAGTAGACACGTCGTGTAGGACCGTACGGCTGACAGAAGTCACGCACATGATCTTGCAAATACTTCTTGTTATCCATGCCTTTATCACATTTTTTATACGTTACACGATGGTTGCACGCCTCGCAGACCTCAACCTGAGCTTCAGGATGATTTTTAACTACGTGATAGATGTGATACTTCGCACGAGGACAGACGCAATCTTTGGAGTCAAATTGCATACTAGATGGAGTCATCGACCTGATCATGCTCTTCCTGCATCGCGTCAAACAGTTCCATGACCTCTTTATCAGTGCTCCTGGTGCTTAAAATGGCCCCTAGAGGCGTTCTTTGTGGCATGAGGCTGTCTGATACCTGTTTCAATAATTGATGGCTATTACGCGATTCCAGGACGTAAAGACCTAGCATCGCTGCGATGCCCGTGATGACGCCTAAAATGTAGTAAAGAAAGGGCATAGATTATTCTAAAAGTTTCTTACGCAACTCATCTTCGTACTTATTCGCTAGTTGTGCAATCTCTGGTGAGATGTTTGTTTGTGGAGCAATCGACTTCCCATCACTCGTAAGATCCTGTGTCTGATGAGGATTACCCTCAGCCATACGCCAGACAATGTCTGGGGATAACTTTGAAATCCACTCCTCTTTTTCTTGAGGATCCATACGCATTAAGAACTCTCTCGCAAACTCTTTCATGGTTTGACCTTTAGGTCGTCCAGCAGGATTTGGTGGTGGAGTACCTTTTGCAAACGTTCCATTAGAACGCCTAATAACTCCCAAATTATCAGGTTCCATATTTTAGCTTAAACAGTGAGTATTAACGTCTACAAGTCCCGTTCTCTTGAGTCTTGCAATCTGATCGTCACCTTCAACGACTACAGGCTCTAAATAACGTCGTAGAGTGCCATTCTTGCCTGGAATGTCTAAAAGCTCATCAACTGTGATTCCTTTGCGTTTGCAAAAGCTCATCACAATCTCGTGATTCGCGCTACGAGTCGCTTTAATGAGTCCGACCATAATGTTGAACCCAACAAGCTCGTCAGGTGTAAGAGTAAAGGCCATGACTCTAGTATAGCGTACCCATAGCTGATTTATCCACACCCAACACCCCCCTTTCTCTTTTCGATGGCTCTCTGGGCAGCTCTTTGGCATGGGCTACTGGAGATGAGGGCGTGCAGATAGTTTGCCCTTTTACGGTCTGGTTCAAGTACAAGCGAAGAGGCTTAGCCGACAGGGGTGTGTGGTCTCTCACTTGGCGTAGAATCTCCTTAACAGCTGGATGCCCTGACAGGTGATTGACAATCGGTCTAAGCTGGCCACCACGTGTACTCGAAATGTTCTTACAAGTGCCCTGTTACAGCTTCAGGCTTCTGTTGGTTTCACATTTAACGTGCAGTGAAACACGCGAACGAAACACGATGCCGCAACACAAAAACCCCGTATTGCTACGAGGCTTTTGTGAAATCAGGCAAAGTTGTACTCAAGCTTGAGGCTTGAGGACGTTGTACGTCAATGCGTACTTTAGCCTGATTCATGGGCATTTGTCAACTATAATAGCTGGTTTGATTTTGTGCAAGGCTGCATGATATCCTCTGTTTTAGGTGTTATTCGCTGGGAGAAGATGATGGTGTGTTAAAGTACGACACATCATCTCTTCCCAGAGGGTAAAACCTTTTTCCGTCTTGATAGCCCGAAAGCCATAGTTGATACCTATGGCTTTTTGGTATCTACACTTATCCACAGTGTATACTGTAGACATGCAGTATCACCGTGTTCCTTTTTGGGAGAAAGATGTCGGGAAACATGAACCTCGTACGACAAAATGCGTGGTCGATGTTGAGTCTATCTTGGAACAGCGTCCTGAAGGCTATTATTTATTTATCCATGTGCGTAAGGTCCACATTGGACTTGCGATTATGCCGTCCCTTCAATTAGACCCTGAGACGATTGTCTTTGGTCCAGAAGAATCATTGTATTTTATGGAGCAAGGAAGAGCACAAATGGAAGGACTGGCAGAACGCCATTTCAAGCGAATTGCCTATGAATATGTGAATTGGGATCGAGGCGTCGATATTGTTTTCCATAGGAATGACTCTTGCTTCCATTAGATTGACAATTTCTACCATATCTCGGTATTCTCTAGGCGATATGAAATATCGAGCAAGTATTGAAACAAAAGGCTGTCCTGTTTGTCAGAAAGATAAGCCACATCATGCGAAAGGCATGTGCAACGCTTGCTATCATCGTTTAGAGCGTCATAGGAAGGTTGTGGATAAATCAAAGAAATCTGTTAACCATGATCCTTTGACAGATATACCATCATCCGGTACATTATAACCATGGAACGAGAGCGATAACATCAACTCAATCCTGACAAGTGATGGAACGATTGGAGAAGCGACCTCTTCCCTGGTCCCCTCCCTCACTTGTCTCTTTACACCCCATCCCCCTTCACCCCATATGTCCATCACTTTTACTACTCCAATTAATACGTGTGATAACTACGAATGGTGCGGCAATCTTGTTTCAACAATCGATGACTACTGCGACGAGTGCTTAGCGGAAATGGCGAAAGAGGAAGAAGAAATTGCGACAAAAGAAGTCACTCACTCTGTCCTCGCGTTTTAATATGAACTACCTGGACTTTGAAAAGATCAACGCGGAGCATCCATTAACAGACGAGAACTTGGCTTTCTTTGATCGTTATTTTAAGCCTATTGAAGAGTTTGTAGAGCTTGTCCCATCACATAAGCTTCCTAATCACGTGAGCCTTGAGACGGATGAGTATTGGGAAGAGCAAAAGGATTGGTCTGTACGAGTCATG